CCAGTACCAAGAGCAGAGCTATTAGATGCTGCTGATTGAAGCGCTAAATTACCTACTGCTGTATTATTTACAGATGTTGCATTTTTTAATGCTCTTGTACCAATAGCTAAAGATCCAGTTTGAGAATCTCCCGCTTCAAATCCTATAGCGTATGATTTCAAAGAAACAGATGGCTCATTTGTTGATTTTAATATTGTGTCTCCATTAACATCCACTATTTGCACAAAACCATTATCACCTGGCAAATTAGGCCCTGTATATCCAAGAGGAGCTAATACGTTTACATTTAATTGACTCATTTTATTTTATTTTTAAAGTTAATAATTAAACAATTGTTAAAGTTGTACCTGCTGGTACTGTTATACTAGCTCCTACACATATTGATAAAGGGCCAGTATATTCAATATTTGCGTTTTCTGGAAGAACAATATCTTCACCAATACAACCAACGATTCTGAATCCGTTAGCCCATATAGATGTTCCTAATACTTGCTGATTACCACCAGCATTTGATTCATTTACTAAGTAAGTAATATCCTCAATGATATTAGTCTCCATTGAATTATCCTTATTGCCAAACTTTTTGAAATAGGATTTTTGAATGTAATTTGACATATCTTTTTTTTTACAAATATACATTAAATATTAATCCATAATTTTAAGGATCTTTCCAGTATTTTTATCTACCCTAGCTAACTTCATTCTATAATTCGTTTCCTTCGATTGAACATAGCGCATAACAACTTGTTTCTCACCTTCATTACCTCTTATATTCTCTGGTTCATATCTAGAGTGTGCCTGCGCATTGATATACGCAAAAGTTATAGCGAATATAGCATCATCATAGTCATATCTGGTATCTGCTGCCTGGTATCTTGTCTGCCTATGGCTAGTAGAACTCTTCAGATCTTTCTCTACGAAGGTTTTAAGCTGCTCCCATATCCAAGGAACATCAATATTATTTGCATAAGAGTCAATCATCTCTTCCGCTTTAGCAATAATACGTGGGGCAGTGTTAGCCTTGTTAGAAATCCCAAACCATTTACCTCCATACGTCTGAAAATACTCTGGTAATTGGGTATTTGCAGTGAATTTCATCTTGAATCCGTGTATCTCTTGAAAATCTACGTGCATATCACCGATATTATTCTCTACAAGCTCCTTAACCCCTCCTCTTCTCTGCTGATCGTAGTATAAACTCTGTAATAAAACCTGTAAATAGGTGTATTTGAACTTTTTATCCCTATGGAATACCACTGAAGATACAGAATTTGTAAGCGCATCCCATATTGCACTACACATCATAGAGTGTCCAGTCTCAGAGTTGATTGGATCGGTTCCTTGATACCACCTATTCTTCCAAACTTCGTTATCTGGTGGATGATGTATAACAACAGCCGTAGTAGAAATGTCTTCCCTTCCCGTTGTGGGAACCCATCTAGCTCCAATTATACGATATTCCGTTATTAAATCAGGAGTTGGTTGCGAATGATCCATTATAGGTTCAAAATATCCATACTCAATAGGAATATCTTTACTGTATATGTCGTTTAATCGTTGGTTACAGGTATGTATCGGCACAAGAGTTCTTGCTTTTCGTAGGAACATATCATCAATTGTGATTGGATAATGTTGGTGAAACTGCACTTTAGCAATTTCTCCTTTTTTGGTTCCCTCAAGTGCCAAATAGGCTTTACGCTCGTTGTTGATGTGCTCATCATTAACTCCTCTTCGTGCGTATGCGTTGAAAAATAACGGTATGATTCCATATTCATAGTTCTTTTCTTTCCATTGTGATAGGCACATTTTAAATTCTGCCTCAAATACAGATCCTCCCTTATCCATTTCCCCTCCAGTTCCCCAAGCGATAAACTGCTGTTGCATTGTCATCTTCTTAGTTTCTGGGTTATACTTAAATAAAGCAGGTCTACCTTCCCTCATCATCTCACCAAAGATGTCGAATAGACCAATCTCATCGATAAATACCGCTGATGGAGATCCACCATTGATAGCATCTACCTGTGGGCTATCTACCTGGAAGCGCGAAGCACCCCCGTCATCTCTACCTTTCTTATCCCCTTTCTTGTCAAAGGACATTACTTGATCTGTCCAGTTCTTTACTTCTTGAGCTAGGTAATCAGGGATCTTTGTATATGTCCACTTTACCTTATCTCTAAAGATTTCTATCCCCTTATCCTTTGAGTGAGTAACGAATTTAATGAAGTATGATTTGTTGAGGTTTACTCGCTTCATTCCTGCAAGACACATTGTAGTGGTAAAACCAATTTGTCTGGCCTTACCTATCATCATAGAATATCCGCAATCAAACAAATACAGTAGAACTCTTTGGGCTTCCCAGGCTTGATACCTAAGCATACCGTGATCTGCCTTATCTTCCTTTATCCATCCGTATTTATTACAGAAGTAAAGTGTGTTATCGTTGCATCTAGTAATTTCACGAGATAGGAAATCATACTGATCCTCTTCATTGTCGAAGTCAGTAATGAGTGTATCATCTTCTAGCCATTGTCTGGCTTGTTCGCAATAAAGCTCAAAGCTCCTGTATTTAATCTTGTTCTGCCAACCAGAGTTTATAGAGTCAATCCAATCTACAAATTCCTTTGGATAATCAAACTCAGCATGATTAGGCTTCCATTGAGATGTCTTTACGAGCTTTGTAACTCTATCGTCTTTTTCTTTAAGACGCATAAGTCAAATTATTTTTTCTTTGTTTGCTTAGCTTTCTTCTTTTTAATTTCTTCAGCAGCAGCATAAGCCTTCTTGATTAGCTTTGGATCAACGCCAGAGGTTTTATTAAGCATTATTCTTGTCCTGGTTTCTTTTTAGCAAATACTCTTCTAGCTGTTTCAGCTAAGCCAAGAGCAGTTCCAATACCAGCCATTACTCCTTCAGCTTTTTTAATACCAGATCCTTCTTCTCTTGATTTGATTTTATCTAATCTTCTTTCTTGTCTAGCCTCTTGCTTCTTAATTTTAAACTCTTGTTTAGCCTGGTATCTTTCATTTTTATAATCTTCTTTTGTTTTAATTTTTGGAGTAGCAGACTGTGTTTGAGTGTTAGTAGCTAAAGTTTTAGGCCCTCCATAAGATATTTTACCAACAGGTTTTATTGGAAGCCCAATTTTTTCAGTAGTTTTATTTTTAGAGCTTTTCTTCCTTTTGTCTCCGCCATCCATTGGAGATTTATTTGCCCTATTCATAGCGGCAGCAATTTTAGATTTTAGATTCATGATTTCTTCTTTTTAAATTTAGACATAAACTTTTCTTTGGCTTCCATCTTTTTAGACTCGCCTTTTTCGTGTTTCATTTTATCTTTCTTAGAAGAGTATTTCTCTTCTGCTTCTGAGCCACCATATTCCATGATAGCTTTCTTAAGTGCCATTCCTCTTTTCATTAGTCGCAGTATTTTTTATCTTTAGTATTCTTATACATCAACTTAAAAGGAACCTTAGAAGTTGGCGCTTCATCTTTAAGGTCAGCAGCAGCAGGAGGTCGACCTTCTACCCTTCCCTTGTCTACATAGCTTCCATTCTTTTTAGGATTAGAAGCGTAATACTTATCAGTTTTCATAATCTTTTTTTTACAAATATAAGTAATTTTAATTACCAATTATTATAAACACAAAACCCTGGGCTTTCAACTCCAGGGCCTTATGCATAAACCTTTAAATTATGAACGATACAAATATAATAAAAAACCCTAACAGTCTGCGGTAGCTAATCGCACTTATTAGGGGTTGTTACTAGTTATATGGTTGTTTATGAAGGCAACGTCTTGCACCCATAAAGCAAGTCCACTTTCCCAGTAACCAAAAAGTCCAGTGTAGTGAGCAGATCTTACGGTATGCTGTCTGGAACTTGGCCTATGTCTATCTCAACACAGGGGGGAATAAGTTATTCTGAGCGCGCAGTTCTAATGAGATGCGGAATAACAATAAGCAAATATAATAAAAAAAGGTAGCTATTAACTACCTTCCGACCAGGGTTACCCCAATCCATTTGTTTGAATCAAACGATTCTTTGTTAGTGACAATACAAATATAATTAAATTTCTATATTATCATAATATTCTTCCAAATCTATATTCCTCCTAGGCATTCGATCAAATTCCTTAACGCAATAGAACATCTTTTTTATCGTGCCCTTATAGAAGTATATAGGGTTAATCATATAAGTTCTCCTATTCTTATCCATAGTAAACCGAATGACATCGTGCGCACACAGCTCAGATACACTCTTCATCACATAACGCATACTCATATCCGTCAACTGCTGAATATCCCTTAAGCTATAATTCTTTAAAGCATTACCATAGTTCATCTGTTTAACAAAGAACCTAAGCATCTTATTTGTCGCTGGCTTTAGCTTATCCATAATATCCAAAGACTCAGAGAAGGCCACCATATACCTCATCTTCTTTCTTCTAAATAAGTTTTCTATGAGGACATCTACTTCTGAATTATACGCCTCGGCCAACTGATTGAACTGCCCCTTCTCATCTTTGTAGTATAAGTCAAAGTGCTTAATCTTCTTAGCTAATACCCTATCAGCCTCCAACAATAGTAAATCAAATACAATGTTATTTTTTTCTTTCATCGATAATCTTCTCTACGTTTAATTTTATCTTTTTTAAATTAGAGAGATTCATCTTATGCCTGCTGTGCTCATAGAATATCATACCATTCAACGCCCTGCTAAACTCTACCACATTCATACTCCCCTTCAACTTATTACAATCCCCACAACATGGAACCTTATTAGCATTACTCAATACCCCACCACGACTCTTAGGATACAAATGATCCACAGTCCTACTATAATCATCTAACTGCGTCTTACAATACGCACAGACAGATAAATCAATCCCTCCCTTACTAATCATAAATACAAAGATAATAATAATTTACTTTGTTACCACCTCTATGCGTAAACAACTTGTTACCACCTATAACCAACTAAAATCCCTATCCCCATTGACTTCTAACAAATTCCTCTATATACTGTTTATCCCTAAAGATATAAGCAAGAAAATCAATGATTAGTTTATAATACTAAGTTATGTCGGTTATGTAATAAACGATATTACTTATTATGCGTAAACGTAGCTCACCATACCATAGTACTATTACCCCTCCCATATCCTAATTCTACCTGGTTAGATACCATTACATACACTAACTAACCCCTGGTGTTTTTTTAAACCGTATGTATTTTTTGGAGTGTTCGTATTCAAAATGGTATGTATTTTTTGGATAAGTGTTTCAAAACAAATCTGTGTTTTTAGGAGTCCTATACGTAGTAACCTATCCCCTCCCTATTCTCAAAGGAAAACGCAATTTCAACAATCACTTGCATTGATTACATCTAACTATCTTTGTTTCAGTTAGTTAGCTTCGCTTTGTTAGTGCTTTCATCCCCTTTATTATTGCTTTCATTTATTGCTAACTTATTAATTCTCAATACATTATGTTTCTGAGGTCTATTGCTGTGGAAAATAATTGCACATATATGTTTACAAATTAAGAATATTCCCTCCGATAATATGCTTTAATCTTGTATGAAAATATGGCTACAATACGTCGTTTAATATCTACTATTTCACTGCAAAAGTCACGTTTTTTGTGCTAAAATCAATAATTTTTAGTGTTATTTAAATCACTGATTTTCAGTTAGTTAGCTAATTTATATCTAATTATTTTTAATGATTTTTAAATTTTTTGTTGATTATCTAAAATTTATATATAGATTTGTATCGTTGATTGATTGAAACAACAACAACAAACAACAACAGGTAATTAACTAAATAAATAAATATGAACTACGATAAAATAAAAAATGCTTTAATACTCGAATCGAGTCAACAGGTATTAAACGAACAAAAGAAACGAACGAACGGCAGCCGCAAAAGTTTATTTCAACGTAAAAACGAACAAGTGTTTAACAATGTAGCAAATTTGATTGAAACGAATGACTATAAATTAAAACGTAAATTGGAACGTCAAGCTAAACGCGAATTCTTTAAAAATAAGCGAATGAATGCAAAGTAAATTGATATAGACATACAGGGGCAAATTTTGCCTAACAAGTGCGGCACACTTTGAAAAACGGAGTAATTAAATGCGAATGATTAGTTATTAATTAAGGTTAACTGACGAGCTATAATGTTAGCGAAATTGCAATGCAATATTAACCAATTAATATTTTTTATTATGAAAACTACATTAACATTATCTTTTGTTCAAGGTGCGAACAAATTAACATTGAATCGTTTTGAAATTGATTCAGTTAGAATTTCAGAAGTAGCAGGAACGTTGGCTACTAGAATTATCAATGCAAGAACTAACATGATTAAATACGGAATGAAAATCAAAGGTTTTTCGTTTAATCGTAAATTCAACATTGAACTACAAATTAACGGGGGTGAATCTGTATGCTTGAATGACTTGTTTTGTGGGATTGAGGCAAAGATAACTTATTCGGCAAAAAATCAACAAGAACTAGAGGCAAGATCCAGAAAGTTAGCAGATATTATTTATGACCTTGTTCATCTTTCAATGACGGGTGCAAATGAACTAGTAATTGACTATTCAGAATTGAAAGAAAGTAATTTATTGGGTGCATAATTAACAAAACTAAATATTCTAATCTAAGGGCATGAGGTAACTTTTGCCCTTTCTTATTTTAAGAAAATGGAAGCAATTAATGAGAATTCAAGTATTAAAAAAGCTTATCTGAATTTATATTCTCACGATGAATTAGCGAATGAATTAAACGATATAACTTTTATAGAGTTATTCTATGTTCTAAATAATTACAAAAGCGTTTATAAAGCTATCGGAGTTTATGACTCAATAATAAGAGAAAACATATTTTCAATGTTGGCTAGTGTTATGAATGTAGATTATAACTATATCTATGAACAATGGCTAAAATGTAAGGAGGGATAAAATGAATCGACAATTTTATAGTGTAGTGGTTAACACAGGAGGAAAGGAACACGTATGCGAAGTGTATGCGTGTTCTATCTTCCACGCTATCGAAATACTATACAATGAGAAAAATTACAGGGATATTCAGCCCGATCGAACTAAGTATAAACAATTAAAAAGAAAATAAAATGGGAACATTTGTCTACTTATTAATGCTCTATTCAGTAGTAGCAACATTGAAAATTATAAACCTAAAAAAATAAAGTCATGAACAATACACTAACATTTTACGAAAAAACTATTGTCGATAACATAGATTTCGATGGCTACGGATTAGATAATGACGTCTATTTATACGACAAAATAAAAACTTTGTACAATATTTTTAAGCTAGAATATGGCTGGAATATAGAACGTATGGGAGAAAAGAAAGCCTTTGCCGAATGGCTATCTGGTTTACCTAGTGCGTTAACCGTTCCTTTCTATTACTACGAAATGCTAGAGAATGCGAAGAACTACGGAATGGAAATTAAAGATGAAGATAAATTTTGTGAGGAATATTTCATGAAGTTATCGGATGCATTTTTTACACTGAAAGAAAATTTATGAAAACAACTCAAAAACTAATTACAATTATCTTGCCCGTAGCTATTGGAGTTACGGGTTTTTTATTAACTAATATACTAAAATAAAATGAAGAATCTAATCTTGTTATTAACCACTTTATTTATTGTATGCTCATGTAGTATGCAAAAAGAATGTCACATTAAAAAATACCACGTTGACAAAAGCATTAAGAAAGCACAAAGTAAACAAAGAAACTATTAACTAAAATAAACTAATTATGAACACGATTGCAAAAGAACTAAGAGACTTACTGCCTCAATCATTCGTTATCAAGGCAGAACTTGACCATCCACAATGGAAAATGTATATTAACTTTATTAATTCATTTGGAGGTAGCTACTACGGAGACTCAGCAGAACTATACTATGGTTTGAAATATGTGCCTGATCTATCAGCAACATACACAGTATCATACAATGAATGCGAATCATTTGATAGCACTATACTAACAATGAGCGAGCTATTAAAAATAGTGGGTATAGAAGAAATACTACCAGAAATGGTGACTACCTACGATGGCGAAGAACATCCAAAACATAAATGCGTTCAGATACACGAAGATAGCCCACGTCACGCAGAAGAATGGGCATTAATAGAAGAATGCACATACGCAAATATAAATGGTGGATACGCATTACACGATGACGTTATTCATGTTCGCGGTGGAGATGTAGTAATAGAAGGAACTGAAGATATAAATTGTATTGTATGGAGTGGATTCGAAGAAGAATATCTAGATGAGGATAGTTCTGATGTATTGTATGGATATGTAACGGATAGAAGAGGGACTACATACAAAGACTATTTCATTCGCATATACGATACTTGTGAGATGGATGGGGATTATTATAGATGTAATGATTCACTCAGAAATCAAGGCTATATATATTCAGAAAGACAAGATGAATGGGTGTATCAAGACAATTGGGATTCAGATATTCACGAGTATCGAGATGAAGATGACGAGGCTAACAATGCTGGATATCATTCGCTACCTAGACAAACTAGATTCGATTCATCTGCAAAGTTCACTGTTGGATTCGAGATTGAGAAAGAAGATTCAGATATGGCAGACCTTGACTATGATAGACTATATAGAAACACAGGTTGGATAAAAGAAAAAGATGGCTCACTAGATGATAGCACTGGATACGAGCTTGTATCTCCTGCATTCAATCTATTCGATGACAAAATGGAAATCGAGATAGGCAAGAGTCAAGAGTTACGTGACCTTATCAATGCAGAACATTCATCTGATTGCGGTGGACATATCAATCTAGGTTCAACAATATACACTACCGAACAACTATTCGAAGGTATATCTGGATTCTTTCCATTGTTCTATTCAATGTATGAACATAGAATTGATAAGAACTATTCTAAAGCTAAGAAGAAACACGAATACTATAACAGAGACAAGTATTCATCTATCTATATCAAGCCAAATGTGGTAGAGATTAGAATTCCTTCAGCTGTTAGAAGCGTTAACAATCTACTATGGCGAAGAGACTTAATGAGAATCATTGTCGACAACTTCAACAAGTCTGAAATGCAAGTGCTTAGAATGTTAGCTAATACAAAGTCTAAGCTACACATTCACCTTAGACAAGTATATTCTTTGGATCAAATGATTCAGAAGATAGAAAAGTTTATCAAGTATTCAGACCAATTCAATAACAAGAAATTACCTAATGTAAATACAGCTAAGCTAGTAGATAAGAAATCATTAGCAGCTTAATTATTAACTAAATAAAACTAAATAAAATGTGTATAGCAATTCTTAATACAAAACAAACTACTCTTAAAAAACAATTACTTAAAAATTGTTGGGAGAACAATGGCGATGGTGCAGGTATGTTGTATATCGACAACGACAATCAACTTAAAGTATTCAAAG